CTGGAGTTCGCCCGCTTTGCGATCTGTCATCTGAAACAAAGGTAAAAAAGGCAAACAGTGCATGGGAAGTAGGCAAACGCCAGAAAAAGAAAAAAACACCAGAAAACAAACAATGATGGCCATAGAAGAAATGAGCGAACTGACAAAAGAAATCTGTAACAGGAAAAAGATGGAACCCATCAAGAAATTTAAAAAAGCCAGATGTAAAAAAAGAAGTTGTGAAGGCAAATGAATGGCGAAAGAACCCGGAGCCGATCAAGGGCTACATTTTGGAAACAGACAGTATCCGGGAAGGATTCCACGATTTTACCGGATGGCCGTATCAATGCTACAGCATGGTAAAAATTGAAAAAAGAAAGAGGTTTAAAAATGGGTAAGCAAGTAAAAATTGGAGAATTGGAATTAGGAGCAGAGGTAAGATTCGGAGGGATGATCTGGATCGTCAAGAAAAAAGAAAAAGAAGAGGGCAGCGGGTGTGTGACATTAGCATTGAAAGAGTCGATAAAAAGAATGGAGTTTGACGCACCGGAGCCAAGGAACCCGGATGAGTGGGTCAGTGATTACGGGAACAACATTTATGCATTATCTAATATTAGACAGTGGCTTAACTCAAAAGGTGAGGGCTGGTACAGAGATCAGCACGAATATGATGCAGCGCCAAGTTATGCAGATAAAAAAGGCTTCATGTCACAATTTAGCAAAAACGAATTAAAGCGGATCATACCAAAAGAGATCGGAGCGGGGCATTTTAAAGATTATTTCTATTTGCCATCAGCAGAGGAAAAAGAATTAGTGACCGGAGAAGAGTTTGACCAGAATTGGGTTTGGACAAGTTCTCCGTACTCCGGCGATTCGCATAGCGCCCGGATCGTCAATTCGTCCGGCGCACTGTACATCAACTACGCCTATAATGGCGGTTATGGAGTTCGCCCGCTTTGCGATCTGTCATCTGAAACAAAGGTAAAAAAGGCAAACAGTGCATGGGAAGTAGGCAAACGCCAGAAAAAGAAAAAAACACCAGAAAACAAACAATCTAAGCACGAGGATATATTAACAGGCGCAATGCTAAAGTACGGATTCGAATCACAAACAATGATGGCCATAGAAGAAATGAGCGAACTGACAAAAGAAATCTGTAAAACGAAAAGGGGCAAATTTGACAAGGAACATATCCAGGAAGAAATGGCCGATGTCCAGATCATGCTCTGGCAGCTGGGTATTATTTTTGGAGATCCAGGGGAATGGATCAACAAGAAAATGGAGCGTCTGGAAGAGATGGTGCAGGAATGACAAAAGCCGAAAAGTTAAAAAAAATGACCGATTCAGAGCTGGCGGCAGAAACAAATAGCATGATATCTGAAATGTGTCGGAGGTTCTAATGAATCAGATAATAAAATACCCTGGATCGAAATGGGGCCTATCCGATTGGATCATTGATTTCTTTCCAGAACATCATAGCTACTTAGAACCTTTTTTCGGAAGTGGAGCGATTTTATTTAAGAAAGATAGATCGAACATAGAAACAGTTAATGATCTTGATGGTGAAGTAGTGAATCTATTCGAATGTATCAGGGATGATCCGGAGAAGTTGGCCACGGAAATATATTTAACGCCATATGCCAGACAGATTTACGAAGAATCATACTTGGCGGTACCAGACAGCAATAAGTTCCAAAGGGCAAGAAATTTCTACATCCGGTGCAATATGGGCCATGATTACCGGGATATGGTACCAGATGAAGACGGGGTTTATAAGGATGAAGAATAAATTGATTTCAGCATTTAGAGCGGTCGAAATTCTAAACGAAAATATTGAATGTCCAATGTGTGGAAATAGAGAATTAGGATCATGCAGAAGATTGATGATTAACGAGGAAATACCTGGTAAAGAATTTGTTCCATTTCATATGATTTGTGAATGTGGGTATGAAGTGAAGGTTTATGAATGAACAATCAAATCAGAGGAAAGAAAATAAAACACGACTATATCAAGAAGGTGATTGAGTACGAACATGAAAGCACTAATTACTTAGTGAATCATATAATTGATTATTTCGAGATAGAAAAAAACGGAATGAGACCAACCTATACTATTCAGATTAAGGAAGATAACCATTTAACAAGTTATTTATACGATGATGTATATTTTAAAAGAAGGAAAAAAATGCTAAAAAGGGCGTTTTTAAAAGAGGGGATTTATTGCCGGTTTTTTACTGAAGATGTAGGAATGTTAATGAAGATACCAGTTCGTTATATTGAGGTAAGCCTAGTGCCGTTTGGTGGTTTTAATTGGATAAAAGATTGGTTGATGTAAGGGATGATGTTTTGGAGGTGAAAGCATGAAAGAAGAAAGACTGGTTGCAATTATTAAGCAGACAGCAGAAGAGGCAGCAGAGCATTCAGCAACAAAAACGCTGTTAAAGTTTCAAAAGGGAAACCTGGTCAAGGATAAGAAGCGATCAACATTTAATAAAACAGAATCATTGCTTTACAACTATCCTAAGTTCAAAGAGATTATCAAAGAGCGTGAAGCACTATTAAATGATGGGGCTATCTTTATTCCACAAGGAAAGAGTGCAGACATCGTGAGATATTCCAGCCAGTCACGTGGATCAAAAGAACTGGATGATATTATAAAAGTCAATCATGATGCTTATGAACAATCGCTGGAAAGAACAAAGCGGTCAGTCAAGCTGATTGATGATGCGCTAAGAAAGATAGCTTGGGATCAATACTATCGGATCATTCCTGAAAAGTATTTTGAAGGTAAGACACATGAGCAGATAGCAGAACTGTTTAATAAGGATATATCTACAATTACCAGGAATAAAAGTAGACTGGTGAATGAATTAAAGATCATCCTATTCAGTGATGAAGCAATCACAGAGCTGTTTACTTGATGCTCTTGACAAATGCACAACGGCCGCACAATCCATGCTATTGTGTGTTCACAATATAGAATATATACTGTTAGCGTGAAAGATATTCAAATTACCTCCTTTCAAGATTCAGGACAGGGAAGAAGCAGCGGGTGACCGTTGCTTTTTATTTTATAGAAAGGAAGTGGATATGCCAATAAAGAAATACTGCAGCTATACAGGATGCCGTGTAATCCTTGATGAAGATGTAATGTATTGTGACAAACACCAGAAGCGGATCAATGAAGTGAAAGCTTCAAGAGACAGAGAGTATAAGCGCAACAGAACAGACAGGAAGGAACAGGACTTCTATCGATCGGTGGCATGGATCCGGATGAGAGATGGAACGATGGCTTATTACTTTGGCATTGATCTGTTTGAATACTATACAAGTGGATTGATTATTGAAGCAGATACATTGCATCATATCTTTCCATTAAAGGAAGATTGGGGAAAGAGACTTGATATTAATAATCTGTTCCCATTAACTGAAAAAAGCCATCAATTCATTCATAATGAGTACAGAAATGGTAATAAATTACAGATGCAGGATGCACTGTTTGAAATGAAGATTCAATTCTTTAATGACTTCAGGGTGGGGGTATCAAAAACTTTTCAACCGCTCTGACGGTCGCGATCTCAAACTCAGGAGGAACGAAAATGTAAAATTTTAGGGTAAGGGGGGGTCCAATGAAGAAAACTGCTCCATCATGGATGAATGATCAGGCAAAAAAAGAATGGCGCAGAGTGATCAAGCTGATTATCGAAGAAGAAAAAGAGCTCGAAGAAAAAGATTTTAAAACGCTTGAAACTTATTGTGTCAATTATGCGAAATGGCTTAAGTGTGAGGAAATCATGGATCAGGAAGGATTAACCTTTGAAACCCCAAACGGATATATTCAGCAACGGCCAGAAGTATCAATAGGGAATAAAGCCCAGGAAAGACTGCTGGCAGCAGCCAAAGAATTAGGACTCACACCCGCAGCAAGAGCCCGCATGAATCGCAATAAAATTAGCGAAAAAGAAGAAGAGTTCGATTCTGAACTTGAAGACATGATCAGCGATGGCACTTAAAAAGTGGGTAGAAGAAAAAATTGAAGAGCTCAAAATAAAATGGAATTCTGATGATTATTATTTTGATGAAGAGGAAGCAGAAAAGATCTGGAAGTTTGTCGGGAAGTTAAAGAACGACAAAGGGACATCATCAAGATTTGAAATTATCGGGTTTCAGTTCGAAGTGGTCACAGAGATACTTTGTGTTAAGGACCGGAAATTAAACCGGCGAAAACACAGAGAAGTTCATATAAACATGGCAAGGAAAAATGGTAAATCCTTTATCATTGCCATCATAATTACTTATTTATTCTTTTGCCAGCCTAAAATCAGGGGGGCAATTTTTATTTTAACGGCAAATGATGTAAAGCAGGCCGGTGAATTATTTGATACAGTTTGTTATTTCATCGAGACAAACAGAACACTCAGGAAGCACTGCCACTTTGTAAAATCAAAACGGCTGGTGATCAGGAAGAAAACAAGAAACAAGCTGATGGTGCTTTCATCTGATGCATCCGGGGCGGATTCCTATTCTGATTATGTGGCCTGCCTGGATGAAATTCACGAAAGTAAAGATGATCAGATGTATGGAAAGCTGGGGACTGGTCAGGGTGCCTGGGATGATCCGCTACTGATCACAATTACAACAGCCAGCTCTGGAGAAGATGAAAAGAATCTGGAACAGCAGCTTTATACACGCTGTAAAAAGATTGAGATTGAAGGGCTTGAAGATCCTAGCTTTTATTACCGTATCTATGAAGCAGATAAGGGCTGCGATATCGAAGATCAAAAACAATGGGAACAGGCCAATCCGGGGATTGATGTTTTCCGCAGCCGTAAAGATATTGAGATCATGGCAAAAAAAGCAAAACTAATGCCGCTGCAGGAAAATATGTTCCGGAGAATGTTTTTAAACCAGCATGTGGCCCTTGATGGCGAAAAGGGAGCCATTAACATGGATCTCTGGGATCTCTGCACAAAAGACATCCAGTTTGACACGTTAAAAGGATTATCCTGCTGGAATGGACTTGATTTATCGTCAAAACATGATGTAACGGCCTTTGTCCAGGTCTTTTATGATGAGTTGATGGACAAATTTATTATCTGGCCACACTTGTTTACCCCGAAAGATACGGTCATGAAGCGGGAAGAGGAAGATAAAATACCTTATTCAAAGTGGATAAAGCAGGGTGATCTGATCGCTTTGCCTGGCAAATACATCAATTTTGAACTGCTCATGGATCATGTTTATGATATTGAGATAGATTTTGAATTTAAAGAGACGGCTTTTGACCGCTGGGGATCACCAACGATCCTTAACCGGCTGGAAGAAAAGTGGGATATTATCCCAATGGGGCAGGGAACGCAGACCATGACACCGATCATTAATGATTTTGAGTGCATGCTGATTGATGAACGGATTGTGATCGCAGATAATGAATGTTTTCGCTTCATGGCAAAGAACTGTATTGCCGTTTTTGATGATGCCATGAACGTGAAGTATTCTAAAAAGAAAAGCCGGTTTAAAATTGATGGAATCATAGCCATGCTCATGGGTTTGGTGCTGGCCATTGATGCCAACAAGATTAATCATTATGATATGCTTGCTGCCTTGGACAATCTGGAAAGGATGTGATGAAAGTAAAGAAGATTAATAAGGTTATTATTGCCGAGATATTAATTATTCTGGCAGCATTAATATTTATTGGAACCACGTTTGTAATAAACACCTATGCAGGTTGTTATCTGCTGGGTGCTTTTTTATTGCT